CATCTGAGGGGCTGCTGACGGCGGGAGTTATTAAAGCTGCGCTTTTTAACACCGCAGATGAGGTTGAGCAGCGTTTTAATAGTATGCCCCTTACATGGGGACAAGTATGGGCCAAAGCAAGCAACATTGCCTTGCAGGTGTTGCAGCCCGTACTCACCGCTATTAACTGGTTGGCAAATAATATTTCTATCATAGGGCCCCTTGTGCTTGGCCTTGGCACGGCTTTTCTGGTGTTCAAAGTTGCGGCACACTGGACAGCTATCGCAGAGGCCGCAACAGCGGCGTATAACTTCGTTGTCAATCTGCTCACCATCGGCTTTGGCGTTTTACAAGGTAGTACAGCAGCAGCTTCCGCTGCTGTGATGCAGTTTAATTCTGCGCTGCTGGCCTCTCCCATTACCTGGATCATCATGTCGATCGCCGTTTTAGTCGGCTTGCTTTATGGCGTTGTAGCCATCATCAACAAAGTCACAGGCTCCTCCATCTCTGCCACGGGACTGATCTGCGGAGTCGTTGCCGTGGCCGGTGCCTTTATCATTAACACTGCTATTGGTCTCATTAACTCTCTCATCCAGATTGCCTGGATGTTTGTGTCCCCGTTCTTAGGCATTGTGGAGTGGATTTTGAATGTGTGCAATGGCGGCTTTGATAGCTTTGGAGGAGCAGTGGCAAATCTCATCGGCCAAATCATAGGGTGGTTTTTGAATTTGGGCAAGGTAGTCACCACCATTGTTGATGCTATCTTTGGTTTCAACTGGACTGCTGGCCTGGAGAACTTGCAAAGCCAGGTCACCGCCTGGGGCAAAAACGAGAATGCCATCACGCTGGACAAAAACGTCCCCACTATTGACTACCGCATTGAGTATGGCGTGAATGGCGGCGGCGCATGGCAGGCCGGAAACGATTTTGGCAAGGGCATCGAGGATAAAATCGGCGGCATATTTGGCTTTGACCTTGGCGCTGCTGGCAATGACTATGGCGGCTTTGCTCTTGACCGGATCGCCGCAGATACCGGCAGCATTGCTGACAGAACCGGCGGCATGGCTGATGCGCTGGAAATCAGCAATGAGCAGCTTGAGTATATGCGGGACATCGCGGAGCGGGATGCTGTCAACCGTTTCACTACCGCAGAGGTCAAGATCGACATGACCGGCATGACCAACAGAATTGACAGCAATGCTGATCTGGACGGCGTGCTCACTACGCTCACGGACGGCTTTGCTGAGGCCCTTGCAACTGCCGCAGAGGGGGTGCATGAATGAGTTACGCATGTTATTTGGGCGGTGTGGAGCTGCCCACCCCTGCAAAGCTCACTGTAAAGATCAAGAGCAAAAATAAAACTCTCATTCTGCTCAATGAGGGTGAGATCAATTTCCTCCGCACCCCCGGCTTGTCTGAGATCGTGCTGCCGCTGACGCTCCCCATGCTCACCGGCAGCCGATCCCCGGACTACTACCTGGGCGTGCTGGAGAGGTTGAAAGCCTCTAAAGCCTCCACCCAATTCATCCTGGTGCGTGTGTCCCCGGATGGGCGCACGCTCTATGACACCAACATGCGGGTGAGCGTGGAGGATTACAACATTGTGGAGGACGCAAAGGAGGGGCTGGATGTCAGCGTGGATGTCAACCTCAAGCAGTGGCGGGACTACGGGACCAAGACTGTGAAAGTGGAGCAGCCCGCAGAGGGCGCCCAGGTGCAGACCGTTTCTGTGGAAAAGGAGCGGGATGCCAGCACTGCGCCCACCGCAAAAACCTATACCGTGAAAGCCGGTGACACCCTCTGGGCCTTGGCCGCCAAATATTATGGCTCCGGCGCTCAGTACACCAAAATCTATGAGGCCAACACGGACAAAATCAGCAATCCCAACCTCATCTATGTGGGGCAGGTGCTTACCATCCCATGAGTTATGAATTACTGATACAACATGGTAATCAAATCATGTTCCCGCCGGTGGTGGAGGGTGTCACGATCGAATGGGAACGCAAAGGCCAGCCCGGCAAAATGACCTTTGAGGTGGTCAAGACGGACGGCCTCAGTTTCCAGGAGGGGGACCACTGCCGCTTTTTCGTGGACGGCACCCTTGTTTTCTATGGCTTTGTTTTTGAGAAATCCCGCAAAGGCAGCAACCCCAATGTCATCAAGTGCATTGTGTATGACCAGCTTTATTATCTCAAGAACAAGGACACCTATGTGTATGAGAACAAAACAGCGGCGGATGTCATCCGCATGGTGGCGGAGGACTTCCAGCTCAATGTGGGCATCCTGGAGGACACCGGCCACACGATTGCCAGCCGTGTTGAGGACAACCAAACCCTCTTTGACATCATCCAAAATGCACTGGACGAAACCCTCAAGGCCACTGGCCAGATGTATGTGCTTTATGATGCCGTAGGCAAGCTGACGCTCAAAAGCCTTGGCAGCATGAAAATCAATATGCTTATTGATGAGCAAGCCGCCGGTGACTATGACTATAAAAGCTCCATCGCATCCAAAACCTATAACAAGATCAAGCTCTCCTATGAGAACAAGGACACGGGTGTGCGTGAAATCTACATTGCACAGGACGGTTCCCACATCAACCAGTGGGGTGTCCTGCAATACTATGAAAAGTTGGACGGCAATACCAACGCCAAGGCCATGGCGGATGCCCTCCTCAACCTCTACAACACCAAGACCCGCACTCTGCGGCTCCAGGATGTCCTTGGTGACATCCGGGTGAGAGCTGGCACGCTGCTGGTGGTGATGTTGGGGCTGGGTGACATCAATGTGTCCAACTATCTCATGGTGGAGCACGCAAAGCACACTTTCAGAGATGGGCAGCACCTCATGGAGCTTAAACTGCGAGGTGGTACATTTGTCGTTTAATCCCAATGAACTGGTCCAGCTTGTGAAAAAGGCAGCTCTGGAAGCGGTCAAGGCCAGCGGCCCTATGGGCTTTTGCTATGGCACCGTGATCTCTGTCGCTCCGCTCAAGATCCAGGTCGACCAGAAAAAGATCTTGACGGAGGCCCAGCTCATTCTCACCAACAATGTGCGGGACTTCGCCGTGGAGATGACCACCCTGCCCGATTTCCACGAAACTGAGGAGGAGAGCGGCGGCTCTGGAGATGCCGCCTTTTCCTCTCATAAACACAAATACCAGGGACGGAAAAAGTGGAAAGTACACCTTGCCCTCAAAGCAGGGGAAAAGGTCGTCCTGCTCCGCTGTGACGGCGGGCAACAGTACATTGTCCTTGACAGATGGGAGGCGATGACCTAATGGCTACTTTACCGACAACTGGAGAAAACCTTGACCTCATCAACTTCGCGCTGGAGGAACAGCCCAGCTATACGCACAAGCTGGTCATTGATCGCAACAGGGTGAGTGGCATGACAGATCAGAGAGATGCGCTTTTCCAAGCCGTCTATCTCATCTTGAATGTGGAGCGCTACACCTACCCCATCTATTCCTGGCGTTACGGTGTGGAGCTGGCGGACTTGATTGGAAAGCCCAAAGACTACGCCATGAGCGAGATAAAGCGCCGTATCACAGAGGCCTTGACTCAGGATGACCGCATCACCGCCGTGGATGATTGGAGCTTTGAAACTGGCCGCAAGAGCGTGCTGGCCCACTTCACCGTCTACACCATCTATGGTGATCTGGAAGTCACAAAGGAGGTTGAGATTTAGGCATGTTTGAAAGCAAAACCTATGAGGCTCTTTTGGCAAGCGCCATGGCCAGGGTGACCGCCGCTGTTGACAAGCGCGAGGGCTCCATGCTGATGAACGGCGTGGCCCCGTCCATGGCAGAGCTGGCTCAGCTTTACATTGCGGCTGACTTTGTTTTCCAGGCCACCTACCTGCTCACGGCTCCCCGTGAGTATCTTATCAAAAGGGCCAGTGATCGCAACATGGCTCCATATCCCGCAAGCGCTGCCGTGTTCCGGGCGGTGTTCAATATTGAGGTGCCTGTGGGCACCCGTTTCTCCTGTGAGGACCTTAATTTCATTGTGACGGGCCACCTCACGGATGACACCGACACGGACACCCGCCTCAGCCATGAGCTCACCTGTGAAACCGTTGGAGCTGCTGCCAACAGCTATATCGGCACGCTTATCCCGGTTGAGTATGTGAGCGGCTTAACCTTGGCGGAGCTTGTGGAGCTGATTGTCCCCGGAGATGAGGAGGAGGAAACGGAAACTTTCCGGCAGCGTGTGCTTGACAGCTACCAGTCCCAAGCGTTTGGCGGCAACCAGGCTGACTATACAGAAAAGGTGCGTGCTCTGGAGGGTGTCAATGCCGTCAAGGTGCACGCCGTATGGAATGGGGATATAAACCCCGCTGAACTCATCCCCAACGCCGCTGTGGCGGCTTGGTATGAGGCAACAGATCGGAAGAGCACACGTCTGAACTCCAGTCACCCGT